GCTGGAGTCTGGCTTACTGTCTGCTATGGCTTTTGATCTGTGATGATCAATAATACCTATTAAGTTAAACAGTGTTTGGTGATCTTGGACCGGTACTTCTAGTATGGTAAATATATCAAGCAGTCCAGCATAGCTTTTGCCCATATAATTACCATTCATAGTATCCCACTCATCTTTAAGTTTATAGTATATACCTAAAGCTTCCTGAACATCCACGTGTAAATCTTCAAAGTCAACTGGAATTTCTTCTTCTACTGGCTCTGTGCCTAGTGCTTCGCATATTTCAAAATATGAGTCTTTGGTTACATTAACTTGCATATTTTGAAAGTAGCTGGCAAGTTGGTGATTTACTTGCTTGTACTGGTCTTCGTGAAATTTGATAGCTCAGTTACTGTTTCGCTGATAAAAGCATCAAAGTTTGCACTGGCTTGCATCAAGAATAGTGCATCGTCTTGTGAGTAAGCTAGTTCTGCTTCTGGATCTTGACCAGTTAAATCTACTGGTGCTAGTTCTTCTAGATAGCGAAGCTTTAGACCTGACCAACCTTTAATACAAGCATTTACATAAAGTTGTAAAAATAACTTTTCGTCAAGTTCTTCAACTGGTTGACGATTTTTAAAGGTAGTTTTTGTAGCTTTTTTGCGAATACCAACTAAGGTTTCACGGCTTAGGAAAACAACATTAACTTTAAAACCATTTAAACCTGGGTAGTCTACTTCTACACTTTTAGAAGGAACTAATAGCGATTTAAGGTTTACTGCTGCGTTTGTCATGAGGGAATTGTCCTTTGATTGTTATAATAGGAGAGAAAAAGTAGCACTGGTGATCAATCCAGTGCCGTAAAAAAAAATTAAGTTGCGAAGTAACGAATTGCTAAGTCACTTGGTACGTCAACTGCAAAAGTATTATCTGCTGCTGTAGCGCCTGGTTTATATCCTTGAGCAGTGAAGTTAATAGCTGTTGAAATAACTTGCTGAACGTCTACTGTTGGAACACTTAAAACAACAGACTGCATTTCTAACTCAACTCGTGCTGGAGCAGTTGCTGACTTACCACCAATTGATAGTACTAAGCTGAACATTGGCTCAATAGCAGTACTAGACAGACTACTAGAAGTAATTGCTGCCAACATATCTCTTAGCAATTCGCCTGTGTTTTCGCTACTAGCAGCATTACCTGTTTTTAGGTAAGCATTTAGTGTACCACTAATAGCACGTGTGCCTGTATAGTACGTATTAGCAATGTTAACGGTAGCTAAGTTGGCTGGAGTAATATAATTAATATTATTATTAATTGTAATATTACCACCAGTTAGTGCTAGTGTATACTTTCTACCTGCTGCAACACTGCCCAGTGCTTTCTCTAGTTCTAGGTCAACAGTGCTTAGTTTATTGGTAATAAAAGGTGCTGAAACGTTTTTAGCTGTAGCTGCTGCAGCAAGAGTAGCAATTGAAATTGAGCTTTCATTTAGCTTAGTACCTTGACCACTCCAAGCGGCTGTTGCAATACCGTCCAAACCAAAATCAATACTAACCTGAGTCATAGCGCAGTTGTCTAGTGTATAAAGCACATTATCGACAGCAAAAAGCATACCAAAAGTTTGCAATTGATTTAAATCACTGGCACCTACTGAAGCATAGCTAATGTCTGATTTTACTGGGGCCCATGCAGACTTATATAGTTTAACGCTATTTACTACAGTAAGAGCACTAATAGTAATAGTACTACCTGCCGCGGTTGGTGATTTTGGACTGATTAGTGTTAAGGTCAAGCTACTAGAATCGTTAGTAAGTACTTTTGCTGCAGCGTTTATAGTTTTTGTATCACTATCCGTACTTGCTGTTAATCCACCAATTACAACAATGTCGCCAACGGATAAGTTAGTTGTAGTGGCACTTGTTGCAATTGATATTACTCCAGTTGTTGGTGCATAAGTTGGTGTACTTGCTGTATTTGGAACTGATACAACGTTATTTTTTACCGAAGAAACAACTACTACTGGTGCTCCACTAACAGTGGCTGTTGTAGTGGTGAATGCAGCTCCGCCCAGTGTAGCACTAAGAATTGCAACAGCTGAATTAGTAGTAGCTGTGGTAACATAGTAAGTTGTATTTGGCTGAAAGCCGCCACCACTCGCAGCTAGTGTAGGATATGCTGGCGGGAAAGTAATTGCTGTACCCGCAGCCAAACTAACTGCTGTACCGAATGTAATTTGACCTGCGGTTACTGAAGTTACACTAACAACTGTATTCGTGCCTGTTGCAGTAAGCTCGGAGTAAAGTGCTGGTGCACCTAGTAAGGCGTTCCACAATACTGACTCTTCGGCAGTAATTGAACTGGCTGCCTTAAATGGGCGAATATAAGTGCTCATGCTGAAATCAGCTGGGCTTAGTGCTGTGTTAAAGCTTCGCTGACCACGTACTGGGTTAACGCCAGCTTCAGAAAGTGTTACAGTATCTTGTGTTGTGTTTTGTGAAAACGTAAAACCGTCCAAAACTTGTAGTTCATAGGTATTTGCAGGACTAAAACCAGTTGTCTGAATTGTACCTGCTGAGTTTACGTTTGTAGTAAAGAATACTCTACTATTACGTGCTAAATTTAATGCCATTTTATTTCCTTTGTTTTAAAATACCACAGTATTTTTGCTAGACATTTATCTGCTTGAGTACTTTGGTATAGTTACACTAACTGGTAGCGAATTTGTAAATTTATTTCACCAACGCTGTAAGGCATTAATAGCCCTTCGTCAGTTGTTACTGAAATCACTAAGATTTCTGTTGTTTGATAACCGAAATCTGTATCATAAGTTAATACACGGTTACTGTTGATTACTTTTTCAATATCTTCAAGTAAATTTTCTAAATCATCTTTACTTGTTTCACCTTTGCAGTAAATTTTTACACTGGCACCTAAATAGCACCAAGT